CAAAGGCAAAAGCAGAACAGTATTTGTCTGAGGTTATGAACAAGTATAGAAATAAACTTGTTTACAATGCAGACACAGGTGAAATCAAAGATGATAGAAAGCATATGAGTATGCTAGAAGATTTTTGGTTACCTAGACGAGAGGGTGGACGAGGAACAGAGATATCAACTCTACCAGGCGGACAGAACCTTTCGGAGATAGAAGACATTGAATACTTTAAGTCGAAGTTATACAAGAGTTTAAGTATTCCCGCTTCTAGAATGGAAGCAGACGCTGGGTTCAATTTAGGACGTGCATCTGAAATCCAAAGAGATGAATTGAAGTTTAATAAATTTACTAATAGACTTCAAAAGAAATTCTCAAGAGTATTTGCTGATATTTTAAGAACACAGCTTGTACTTAAAGAAGTTGTAGGTGCAGAAGAATTTGATAAAGTAATTAAAGACTTCGTGCAGTTTGACTATGCAAGTGATAATCACTTTGCAGAATTGAAGGACGCTGAAATAATGCGTGAAAGACTTGAAACTCTTTCAACGGTAGACGAATATGTTGGTAAGTATTATTCTCAAGAATTTATACGTAAGAACATTTTAATGCAGACCGAAGAAGAGATTGAGACGATGAACAAACAAATGGAAGCCGAAGGCGGAGACGAAGACGGCGATAGTGACGAATTTGGAGACTTTTAAAAATGTCAGAAATAGCAAATAGAATCGTTGACGAAATTGAAGCAGGAAAGTTGCAAGACGCCAAGCAATCAATTTCAGACGGTATAAAAGAAAAGGCTGCTCAAGCAGTCGATATGAAAAGAGTGGAAGCGCAAGTTGATTGGTTAAAGAACGAACCCGAATCAACAGTAGAGGAAGAGTAAATGAAATCTTTTGCATCTGTGTCAAGAGAACTTTATGAGGCAAAATTTAAATTGCCTAGAAGACATAAAGAACTTAAAGTTGATACTATTAAAGCGGGTGGAAAAGCATACACTATTACTTACTCTCAATTGGGTAAAGATGTCTTTGCATTTATAAATGCAAATGAGACAGGGCCATATAATGATTTGAAGGACGCAGAGAAATCTGTTAAAGAATTATCAAAACTTTTCAAACAAATGAATTTTGAAGGGGTAACGGAAGAGGAAATTTTCAATGAAATTAATTTCAGAGTATAACGAAGCTTCGTACATAACAGAAGCAAACGAAAAAGGCACAAAAGATTACTTTATAGAAGGTGTCTTTATGCAAGCAGATATTAAAAACCGTAATGGACGTATTTACCCCAAAGAAATTATGGCAAAAGAAGTCAAACGTTACGTTAAAGAATTCGTAGAACAACAAAGAGCATTCGGTGAGTTAGGACACCCCGAAGGCCCAACAATCAACCTAGACAAAGTATCACACATGATTACAGAACTTTATGAAGACGGTTCTAATTGGGTTGGTAAAGCAAAAATTTTAAGCACACCAAACGGTCAAATTGTTAAAAATTTAATCGATGACGGTGCTAAACTTGGTGTATCTAGTAGAGGACTTGGTTCTTTGGAACAAAAGTCTGATGCACAATACGTCAAGAGCGACTTTCAGTTAGCAACTGCTGGTGATATTGTCGCAGACCCATCTGCTCCCGAAGCTTTCGTAGAAGGTATTATGGAAGGAGTTGAATGGATTATGGAGAACGGTATCTTCAAAGCGGTTGAAATGGAATCAATGCGAGACCAATTAAAGCGTGAAAAGAGTGCAAAACTCGAAGAAACTAAAATTAACATGTGGAAAACGTTCGTTAAGAACTTATAACATATAAATAAAAAAGTAAACTCAAACAGGAGAAAAATATGGCAGAGTTAGATACAAACCAAGATGAGCTTTTAGAGGCAGGACAGCCTGACGCTAAAGCTGAGAAAGGTGACAAAAACCCGCCTAAGCAAGGTTCCAGTGATGCCGCTAAAGTAGAAGGTGGTAAAGCTGAAGTCGTTAAACCCGAAGAAAATCCTGTTGACAAAGCTGTCGATTCAGTTGATAAAGCTGAAGATGGAGTCAAAGAAATCTCTACCGACCCTCAACAAAAGGGTGAAGGGAAGCCTGAGAAGTCTGAGAAAATCAAAGAAGGCGAAGGCGCTGACGAAGAAGCAGAAGTTTCTGAAGCAGAAGACAAAGCTCCTTCTAAGATGGAGACAATTAAAGCTATCGTCAACACAATGAAGGAAATGAATAAAGAAGACCTTCAAGGTATTTTCTCTTCTATATCAGAAGACGAGGTTGACGAAACATTGACTAAGGCAGAAATAGCAAGAAACATAGTCGAACTAGTGAAAACACTAGAAGACGAAAAGGTTCAAGAAATGTACAAGAAAATGAAGAAAGAGGAAGAAGTTGAAGAAGAAGTCTCAGAAGAGATTGACGAAGAAACTTCCGAAGAACTTGAAGCTAGTCTTGTAGAGATTGAAATAGAAGACGACCTAAATGCAATCTCAGAGGCATTAGACTTGTCCGAAGAGAACCAAGAAAAGGCAAAAACAATATTCAAAGCTGCCGTTCAATCAAAAGTCTCAGAAGTTGAGAAAGAATTGAAAGAAGCTTATTCAGAAGAATTACAAACCTCAGTAGATAAGGTCAAAGCGGAACTTAGTGAAGCAGTTGACAAATACTTATCTTACGTTGCTGACGAGTGGACGAAAGAAAACGAATTAGCCATTGAGAGAGGTTTGAAAGCTGAGATGACTGAAAACTTTATCACAGGATTGAAAACATTGTTCGTAGAACATTATGTTGACGTTCCCGAAGATAAGTATGACGTAATCGATGAGCTTTCCAATCGTCTCGATGAGATGGAAGTGAAACTTGACTCCGAAGTTCAAACTAATATGGACATCGCAGAAGAGTTGAACACTCTCAAGAGAGAAAATGTGGTAAGGTCAGCGTCTAACGACTTGACTGAATCACAGAAAGAGAAACTTGAGTCACTTGCAAACGGTGTAGACTTCAAAGATGAATCAGACTTCGCAGAGAAGATTGGTGAAATCAAAGAAGCATACTTCGGTATTGAAAGTGAAACAATTTCCGAGGATACAGTTGTGGAAGAAGGAACTGGAACGCTTGAAGACGAAAATGCTTCACCTGTTATAGACCCTTCATTACAAAGGTATTCTGACGCAATATCAAAACTTAAACCATTAGGTTAATTTAAAGGAGATTAAAAACAATGTTTTTATCTGAAAATCTACAGGAAAAGTGGCAACCTATATTAGAGCACAACGATTTGCCAAAAATCGAAGACTCTTATAAAAGAGCTGTCACCGCAGTAATCCTAGAAAACCAAGAAAAAGCTCTTAACGAAGATAGAGTTTCCTTGGAAGAAGCTGCACCTTTAAACGCTACTGGTTCTTCAGCAGTATCTAACTGGGATCCAATCCTAATTAGTCTTGTAAGAAGAGCTATGCCTAATTTGGTTGCGTATGACATTTGTGGTGTTCAACCAATGACAGGGCCGACTGGTCTTATCTTTGCTATGAAAGCAAGGTATAACGACTACCCAACACAAGGAAGAGAAGGTAAAACTGAAGCTTTAGGGCTTAACGAACCTCATACTCCTTATTCAAGTGCGGCTCAAACAACTTCAGCTGGTGCATTAACAGCTGCAATCAGTGACCCTTTCGACACTAGTTCGCCTTCTTATGAAGACACAACTGGTAGCGGAATGTCAACTGCAACTGCAGAAGCATTAGGTGACGTTGAAGCGTCAAACGGTTTCGCTCAAATGGCTTTCACAATCGAAAAAGCAACAGTAACTGCTAAATCAAGAGCGCTTAAAGCGGAATACACTTTAGAACTAGCTCAAGACCTTAAAGCAATCCACGGTCTAGACGCTGAATCTGAATTGGCAAATATCCTCTCTTCTGAAATCCTTGCGGAAATCAACAGAGAAGTAGTACGTAACGTTAACATTCAAGCTAAAGTAGGTGCATCTGCAACTGCTTCTGCTGGTACTTTCAACTTAGATGTTGATGCTAACGGACGTTGGTCAGTTGAGAAATTCAAAGGTCTATTATTCCAAATAGAAAGAGAATCTAACGTAATTGCAAAAGAAACAAGAAGAGGAAAAGGTAACTTTATCCTTTGTTCTTCTGATGTTGCTTCTGCATTGTCAATGGCTGGTGTATTAGATTATACTCCTGCTCTTAACACTGACATTAACGTTGACGATACTGGTAATACATTTGCTGGTGTTCTTAACGGTAGAGTTAAAGTGTACATCGACCCATATGCTGGTGTTGATTACTTGACAGTTGGATATAGGGGTTCTAACCCTTATGACGCTGGTCTTTTCTATTGCCCATACGTTCCATTACAAATGGTTCGTGCGGTTGGTGAGAATACTTTCCAACCAAAAATTGGTTTCAAAACTAGATACGGAATGGTATCTAACCCATTCGTAGGTGATACACCTTCAAGTGGTCTAGCTTCTGCTGGTACTAACCAATACTATAGAAAATTCGCAGTATCTAACATTCTATAAGAATAGTTACAACTATCGAATTAAAAACCCCACTTCGGTGGGGTTTTTTTTGTCCTAAATATTAATGTATAGTATTCACTATACTCCATAAGTCATGGGTTAAAAGACTACATTCGTTCATCCACCCTAAATGTAGAGGTGGACGGAAGTAGACAGGAAAACCTCTTT